GATATATTAACAGAACTATTGGTGAATAATGAGACTAGAGCAGACAATCCTGAAGAACCTGATTTATTGTGAGGAATATACACGAAAAGTTTTACCGTTTATTTCAAATCAATACTTCACAGATGGAAATGAAAGACTTCTATTTACTGAAATTGATGCATATGTAAACAAATATAAAAATTTACCCACATATGAATCGCTGATTATCAATTTCAATGAAAGAAAAGATGTAACAGATGAACAGTTGAAAGGTGTAAATGAGATTCTAAATGAGTTGCACCAATCAAAAGATGAAGCAACACCAATTGAATGGTTGATTGAACAAACAGAAAAGTTCTGTCAAGACAAAGCAATCTTCAATGCTATCATGGAATCGGTTTCGATTCTTGATAATAAATCCAACACAAAGACAAAAGGACAGATTCCTGAACTCTTGTCGAATGCGCTTGGTGTTTCATTTGACTCAAACGTTGGTCATGATTATATCAATCAACATGATTCTCGGTATGATTTCTATCATAGAAAAGAAAAGAAAATACCCTTTGACTTAGACTTTTTCAATAAGATAACAAAAGGTGGTGTTCCTTCTAAGACACTTAACATTGCACTTGCAGGTACTGGCGTTGGTAAATCACTGTTCATGTGTCATATGTCAGCATCATGTATCAGTCAAGGCTTTAATGTCTTGTATGTTACAATGGAAATGGCAGAAGAACGAATTGCTGAACGTATTGATGCGAATCTACTGAACATAGCACTTGATGATTTACATGTGATATCACGTGAAGATTATGACAGAAAATTCAGTGCAATGCGGTCTAAGGTTCAGGGTAAACTGATTATTAAAGAATATCCTACAGCATCAGCACATTCCGGTCACTTCAGGTCACTGTTGAATGAATTGAGACTTAAAAAGAACTTTTATCCTGATATCATTTTTATTGATTATTTGAATATTTGTTGTTCGTCACGCATGAAAATAAGTCCATCTGTGAACTCTTATACTTACATCAAAGCAATTGCCGAAGAACTTCGTGGTCTTGCTGTTGAATTCAATGTGCCTATCTTTTCTGCGACACAGACAACACGGAGTGGTTTCAGTAACACAGACCTTGGTCTTGAAGATACCAGTGAATCCTTCGGTCTACCAGCAACGGCAGACTTCATGTTTGCACTGATTTCAAGTGAGGAGTTAGAGCAATTGAACCAGATTATGGTGAAACAGCTTAAAAATCGCTATGGTTCACCCACCATAAACAAGAAATTTGTTATAGGTGTTGACAAATCGAAGATGAAATTGTATGATGTAGAGGCTAATGCACAGAAAATTGTTGATTCAGGACAAATACAAGATGAAACGCCTCTATATGAATCGAATAATCGACATAATTTCAAAGCTAAGTTCGGCGGAATTAAAGTATAAATACTCAACAAAAAGGAGTATTTAAATGGCTGCACAACAAGGGTTTCAATACGAAATTAATGCTGCTAATGTATTGAAACCACTCAAATTGGTTCCAAAGAATTTTGTTCCAGCGGGCGCAGGACATGACCAACCAGATTTGATGCTTGAATATAAGGGTCAAAAATCTGGTTGTGAATTGAAAATAACTGCTGCATCCGCTGGTTCTCTTGTCATGAAGTATGATATAAAAGATAAGAAAAATCCTTGGAAATTTGGTGACATTAAAAAAGATGATGATGAAAAAATATTCATCAAAGAACTTGCTGATGAAGTCAAACTATTCGATTTAATAAAGAAAAAGTGGAAAGAGGTACCTTATAAACGTGATAAGGATTTTTTGTGGGAAGCAACAGCCGGAAAGAAAACACCACAAAAAAGATATGAGAGAGATAGAGATACGTTTTCAGATATTCGTGGTGAAATTCCTGCAACAAAAATTGAAGAATATTATAACAAAAAGAAAACTTATTATGTAAATGTTGGAACACATGGTTTTTATTTGATGGGTAAAAAAAATCCATTAAAATTAAAAGGAGTTCCAACATTCGGACAATCCGCTAAGGCTACTTTTAGGGCAAGAGTTCAATATAAAGGTGGCGGTAATTATCAGTTTACCTTTGAAATGCAATTTAGTATGAAAAGTAAATCACCATACAATATTGCACCAGTTGATGGAAAAAGTGTAGCCATAATAAAGAACCAATTAAATTTAGGATGTTTTGAATGAACTTCTCACAATTTTTAACAGAAGCAACCGACGGCAAGAACGTTCATCTGGAACACCTGGAAGATTCCGTATTGAATGATGGTATTAGAGGTGCAAGAGATTCAATCAATTTCTTACGTTCATTACGTGATATGCTTGCTGGTCATGCAGACACTAAAGTATTCACAACAACAAAATGGGATGGTGCACCGGCTATCATCTGTGGTATCAATCCAGAAAATGGTAAGTTTTTTGTTGGAACAAAAAGTGTTTTTGCAAAAAATGCAAAGCTGAATTACACAGATGAAGATATTGATAACAATCATCCATCAGAGGGATTGAATGAGAAATTGAAGATTGCTCTACGATACTTACCTAAGTTGGGTATCGACGGCATTCTGCAAGGCGATATGATGTTCACAAATGATGATTTACAAAAGCAAGTCATTGATGGTCAAAGCTATATCACATTTCAGCCCAATACAATCGTATATGCTGTTCCTGAAGATTTCAAGTTAGCTAAGAGTATATCTGTTGCACAAATGGGTATAGTATTTCATACATCATACACAGGTAAATCTATTGAAGATATGAAGTCATCCTTCAATATTGATATTGGTAGATTGAAACCCACAAAAGATGTTTGGTTCAGGGACGCATCATTCATTGATGCATCAGGTACAGCATCATTCACAAAACAAGAAACTATTCAGATTACAGGCATTCTATCTGATGCAGGACGTATCTTTAATCAGCTTAATGCTCTCACTCTTAATCGAATAGCATCAAGTGAAGTATATAAGATACAGATAAAAACATTCAATAATACAAAAGTTCGTGCTGGTGAAGCAATAAAAAATACAGCACTACATACAACACAGCTTATTAAGTGGGTTGAAGATAGAATGAATAAAGAAATATTATCTGCTAAAAAATCTGATACCAAAGAAAAGCGATTGATTGAAAAGAATGAGGTTATGAGATTCTATCGTCAGAGCGCAGAACAGATAAAATTAATTCTTGATTTACAGAATAAGATTGTTGAAGCTAAATTGATGATTGTCAATAAGTTAGGACAAATGAATCAAGTAACGAAAACATTTGTCCGAACAGATGATGGATTCAGAATAACAGCACCAGAAGGTTTTGTGGCGGTTGATAAACTAAAGGGTAATGCAGTTAAACTTGTTGATAGACTTGAATTCAGTCAACAAAACTTTAATTCCGCAAAGAATTGGAATAAATAATGCCAGAAATTAAATTCGATATAAATAAAATACTTGATGAATATGATGATTCCCATGACTTCGGTTTTACCGCTGTTGACGAGGAAGAATATACTGATGTTATTGCTGAGAAAGAGGAAACTGTTGAGGAGTATAAAGCAAGATTACAGCAAGTTGAGAAATTGATTTTGCCTTTCTTGATGAAACTTCTAAAAACAGCAGACCAACCTATAATTAAATGGCCTAATCGAAGAACGGCACTTGAAACACAAATTCAGAAAATATTAAATTTAACCAGAGGATAACATGTCTCAGATAAAGGAAGACTACGGCAACATTGGTAAATTGTTTTTTAAAGACAATTATAAAAAAGCATTAGAAGCATTGAAAGATGTGTTAAAAAGAAAAACAGAAAGGAATCATGATGTTTCATATTATGCAGCAAGAGTAGCAAAGGGATTTAAGGGCGTTGAGCCAAGACTATTAGCTAAGATGGTAGCAGAAGAAATCAAACCTGATATACTACCTCAATCTGGTGCAGGTCAAGAGGGAACAGACACATTGGTAAACAATTATGTCAAAGATACACCTGGTCAAGTTAACCCAAGGATTGTTAATTTTAAGAACTATATAAAAGATAAGTAATTTTTTAATGGAGTTGTTATGCGTGATTTGATAATTGGTTGTTCAACGAATTATGATTGGTCAAAATTAAAATACTGGATTAATTCCATAAATCAATCCGGGTTTGAGGGTGATAAAGTATTATTTTTGATGAATTGTGATAAAGAGACTGTTGTTAAAGTTGCTGATGCTGGCTTTAAAGTTGTTGGTTTCGGTCAAAATGATAATGGTGACTTAGTTTACAATTCAAGACTTGCTGTTCATGTCGAGAGATTCCTGCACATCTATGATTATTTGAGTGATAAAGATTATAGATTCGTAATCACAACAGATGTTAAGGATGTCGTTTTTCAGAAAAATCCTGTTGAGTATCTTGAAAAGGTATTACTGAATTCAGGAAAACAGTGTATATTTTCATCTGAGAGTATGCTGTATGAGGATGAACCATGGGGTAATCAGAATCTCCTTGAGACATATGGTCCATACATCCACAATAAGTTTAAAGATAAAGAAATCTATAACGTAGGTGTTCTTGCTGGCAGAGGATATGCCATACGTGATTTGTGTATCAATATCTTTACTGCTGCAATCAATCGTCCTATTCCTATTTGTGACCAATCGACATTCAATTTTATGGTATCAATGGAGCCATATAAATCGACAAATGTTTATGCAAAATCAGAGGATGCATGGGCATGCCAATTAGGAACAACCGCTGACCCAAGTAAAATAGATGAATTCGGACCAAAATTACTTGAGTCAAGTCCTATAATGGTAGATGGTAATATTGCGACATCAACAGGCGAAGTCTTTACAATCGCACACCAGTATGATAGAATACCACAATGGAAAGAATTTATTGAGAAAAAATATGGATAATATTTCTATTGTTACTGCATTTTATGATATAGGTCGTGGTGATTGGACACCTGATAAAGGTTTACCCCACTATCTCCAAAGGTCGGCAGATGTTTACCTTGAACGATTCAAGCATCTAACTAAACTGCATACTGACATAACCGTTTTCACATCTTCCGATTTAGTTGAAAAAGTAAAAGGAATATGTGTTGGATGCAATGCTGCTGTTACAGTTGTGCCATTTGATGTTATTGAACAGTTCTCAGAAATGAGAAAAGTCATTAAAGACATACAAGAAAAACAAAGTTTCATTCAGAGAATACATCCTTCACAGATGAAAAATCCTGAATACTGGAATCAGGATTATGTTCTTGTTACTAATTTGAAACCTTTGTTTCCTAACATCGCAATACAAAACAATCTTGTTAAGAATGATATGGTAGCATGGATTGATTTTGGCTATTGTCGCAGCGAAAGCAATATACCAAGCAGCGAAAAGTGGAACTATAATTTCAATCAAGAAAAAATTCATCTATTCTCATATAAAAACTATGACGGTAAATCAATCGAAACGATTGTTGGCACAAATGATGTTTATATTCTAGGCGCAAAAGTTGTTGCACATAAAAAGATGTGGCCAGAAATGTTAAGCCTGATGGAAAAAAGTTTTAATAAGCTATTAGACATTGATATGGTAGATGATGACCAAGGTCTTTGGTTACTATCATATCTAATCAAACCTGAATCGTTTGAATTACACACAATACCTGACCATCAGTTGGGTCATGACCCATTCGTTCTTTTTAATTCTTTTAATGAAACAGTATGAACAAACTAATAATATTTGATTTAGATGGTGTATTAATTGATAGTAGAGAATTACACTATCATGCATTAAACTCTGCACTTGAAATGGTTGATAGCAGAATGGTCATTACTAAAGAGGAGCATTTAAGTAGGTATGATGGACTCAATACGACCAAGAAGTTAGAAATGCTATCTGCTGAAAAGGGATTGAACAGAGAATATTTCGATTTAGTATGGAGAAACAAACAATCAGCAACACTTCGATTGATAGAAGAATTTCCTGTTAATCATATGCTAGTTGATATGTTTATGTTTTTGAGAAATCAAGACATAAAAATTGCTGTTGCAAGCAATTCGATTCGTGAAACGGTTAAGTTATCACTACTCAGCATCGGTGTTTTAAAGTATGTTGATTATTTTGTAAGCAATGAAGATGTAAGTCGAACAAAACCATTTCCTGAAATGTATTGGAAATGCATGACAGCACTGAATGTTCTACCTAAAAATACAGTGATTATTGAAGATAGTCATATCGGTAGAGAAGGTGCACTGAATTCTGGTGCACATCTTGTGCCAGTAAAAGACCCATATGATTTAACGATGCATAAAATACTTGAAGCAGTAGATATTCTGAATGATACTAAACGAACTAATGTACCTTGGAGAAATAAAAAAATGAATGTTCTTATTCCTATGGCAGGTGCAGGAAGCAGATTTACACAAGCAGGTTATACGTTTCCTAAACCTTTGATTGAAGTTAATGGCACACCAATGATTCAGGTTGTTGTTCAGAATCTTAATGTTGATGCACATTATATCTTCCTTGTCCAAAAAGAACATTATGAGAAATACAATCTCAAACAGATGTTGAATCTAATCGCACCAAATTGCGATATCGTTCAAGTCGATGGTATCACTGAGGGTGCTGCATGTACCACATTACTTGCAAAAGAATTGATTGATAATGATGAACCACTTTTGATGGCAAATTCTGACCAGTTCGTAGAGTGGAACTCAAATGAATGTCTCTACGCATTCACAGCAGACAATATTGACGGTGGAATAGTAACATTCAAAGCAACACATCCTAAGTGGTCATTCGCTAAGATTGGTGATGATGGATTTATTAATGAAGTTGCAGAAAAGAATCCTATTTCAGATAACGCTACAGTTGGTATCTATTACTGGAAAAAAGGTTCTGACTATGTTAAATATGCTGAACAGATGATATCAAAGAATATCAGAACAAACAATGAGTTTTATGTATGTCCTGTATTCAATGAAGCTATTCAAGATGGTAAGAAAATTAGAAATAAAGAGATTGATGGTATGTGGGGTCTTGGAACACCTGAGGACTTGAATCACTTTTTGTCTCACTATAAATGAAAAATATAGTTTTCTTTATCACACACTCAACATTAACAAAAAATCATGCTGAGGTGACATTTTACAGTTTATCAAAGCAAACACCAACAGATAAAAAATTCGATTGTCTTTATCTGTATAATACACACCAGCATGAATTACCTAATTCATTTCTTGTGAATTTGTTTCAGCTTTATAATCTTGGTAATTTTTTCAATGAGTTGAGAATATTTAATTATGATGAAAAGACACCAAAATCTCTTGGTGCTGATGTTGCAACAATTTCATCATATATGAAACAGAACTATTCAGATGATGATAGAGTATTAATATTGAAATCTGATAGTGTTCTATCTGTAAATTACTTCAATGAAATTTTAAATTTACCTGATGGCGATGTTTATTTTGTTGCACCGTTTATATGTGCTAAAGAGCGAATTGGTAATAATGAGATACTGGAGTATTCTGATAGACAGCAATATATAAGTTCAGATGAAAAAACATTTTTCGTTGAGGACCAAACAGGCAGCAATAACAATGACTTTCACAATCGTCCTGGTGTAAGTGTAACAGATGAACAGATACGATTTACATCTTGTTATGTCATAACAGATTTTTCATGTCATTTCATTACTGTTAAACTACTCGACAAAATAAATTTAGAGTATTCAAGTTGGGGTGGTGCTAAATTTCATAATCTTGTTCCACACTTTATCGGAACGGACAAGTGTTTTGTGATTCATAAGTATCATGGTATTATCTCAGATAATAGAAGTGGTGATAGAGAAGGACCTGTAAAAGAATGGTTAAATAGTTAATTGAGGAATATAATGGCAAATTTATACAATATAGAAAGTAGTGTTAATATTAATCAAAAAGTTTATGATAGTTTCAATGACTTCATTTTCAGTAATGATAGAAACGTTTTCAATAAACTCCTGGCACGGAAATGTTTTTATGATATGACTAAAAAACTTCATGGTGATATAGTTGAATGTGGAGTATTTAAAGGTTCTGGATTGCTTTCTTGGTTGAAGATATTGGATGTGTGTGAACCCAATAGTCTGAAAAAAGTGATTGGCTTTGATTTTTTTGATTCAAGTTTTGTTGATGAACTGAAAGACGATGTTGACAGAGAAACAATGCGGCAAGTCTTTAATAGGGATGTCAATCTAAAAAATGATGAAATCTCAATTTCAGGTATCGCTAATAAAATACGGAACGCTGGTTTCAGTGATAATAGATTTAATTTAGTTGGTGGTGATATATGTAAAACAGCAAGTCAATACTTACAGGATAAACCTGGTCTTAGAATCAGTATTCTCTATTTGGACATGGACTTAGAAGAACCAACATATAGTGCTTTAGTGAGTTTGTGGGATAGAGTTCAATCCGGTGGTGTTGTCGTATTTGATGAATACGCATATCATAGCTGGAGTGAATCGAATGCTGTTGATAGATTTGTCAAAGAATTTGGTCTTGAGCTACAAAATACTCTTATAAAAGCACCGACAGCATATATTTTAAAGCCATGAAAACTGCAATCATTCTTGTAGGCAATATCAGAACATGGGATGAATGTAAAAAGAGTTTTCATGATACATTCAGTCACTTGAATCCTGACATTTATGTTTCAACATACAATTTACAGTATGACCATCATCCGTTCATAAAGGGTCGAATAAGAGACTTTGATGATGTTGTTCTGACAACAGAGCAGATATCATCGAAGTTTGATGGTTTTAATGTTAAAGGTTTCTGTATTGAAAATGAAGTCGATATCAGAAAAGACCAAGAGAGAATGCACTCTGCATTAAAGGATTTGGATATTTGCTATAAACAATATAGAAAGTTCAATATTGGTATTCAAATGATGAAACACTTTGAAGCAGAAAGCAAGTATGATTGTGTTATTAAAACTCGGTGCGATTTGATTTATGAAAAATTCAGCTTTCAAGACATAGAAAACAGTATCACAGTCGATTCAGGAAACGTGTTTCCTAATGATTGTATCTTCATTACGAATCGTGACAAGATGGTTGAGCTATCAAACTTCATGTTAAATGAATTTTTCAATTTGAAGTATCCAAATAGTGCCGATAATCCACCACATGGACTGCTCTTGAATGCAATAAATGATTGTGGTCTTAACATCATATCACAAAAAATTATGAATTGTGTTGTCCGAAAAGGTGGTAAGAGAGAGTATTATTAATGTTGATAATATCACACCGTGGTAACTTAAACGGACCAGATAAGTCAAATGAGAATAATCCTGAACATATTGATAGAATAATTTCTGAAAATCTAGTGTTTGATGTTGAGATTGATTTGCGTGTTCACAAACAAAAACTCTATCTTGGCCATGATGAATGTGAATATGTGATTAACCAAGAATGGTTATTTCAACATGTTGCACATCTATGGATTCATTGTAAAAATGCCGAAGCACTAAGGTACTGTTCACAGTTAGAGTTTTTCCCTCATTACTTTTGGCACAATACCGATGATTACACACTAACCAATAAGAACATAATATGGGCATATCCAGGTAAAACAAAAGTCGATGATTTTACAGTTCTGGTCATGCCAGAGCAATACTGGAATACAAAAGTGATAGAAGAAATTCAACCTTTTGGTGTATGCACAGACTATGTTGAAACATATAAATATATAAATAAGACATAAACAACTTGCTGTAGAGGCAAAAATGCATTTTTCAGAGTTTTTGGCAGAAGCCAATAAAAATAAAACAATCGTTTTCGCGTTTGGTCGATTCAATCCACCGACAATAGGTCATGGTTTATTGGTCAAAAAAGTAGTCGATACAGCAAAAAAACTTGGTGCTGACCATGTAATATATGCTTCACGCAGCCAAGATTCAAAGAAAAATCCTCTTTCTGTCCAGCAGAAAATAAAATACCTTCGTAAGATGTTTTCATATGCCAATTTTGAGCAGGCAAATGAAGATGTCCGCACGTTCATTGAAGTCGCTAAACATCTAAGTAAGCAAAAATACAGCAAAATAGTTATGGTAGCTGGTTCAGATAGAATCGCAGAATACCAGAAATTGTTTGATAAGTATAATGGTAAAGAGTTTAATTTTGAAAGTGCAGAAGTCATTTCAGCAGGCGAACGCGACCCTGATGCTGATGGCGCTGCTGGAATGTCTGGTACAAAAATGCGCGAAGCAGCAGTAAAAAACGATTTTAAGACTTTCAGGAAAGGTATACCTGAAACTCTATCAGATAACGAAACTAAAAGTTTAATGCGAACAATCAGACTATCTATGAATATACACGAATTCGTTCAACCAGATATGGACACAATTTTTGAGAAACTGATAATCGAAGGCGTTCATGACAAAGCTATTTTCAAAGCTGTATTTCTAGCAGGTGGACCAGGTTCAGGAAAAGACTATGTGTTAAGTAACACACTTGATGGTCATGGGTTAGTAGAAATCAATTCAGACAAAGCATTTGAGTTCTTGATGGATAAAGAAGGTCTGAATATGAAGATGCCAGAATCTGAGCGCGAACAGAGAGACTTTGTTCGTGGTCGTGCAAAAAGTGTTACAGAATTGCGCCAGAGACTATCTCTCCTTGGTAGAAATGGTCTAATCATCAACGGAACAGGTGATGATTATGAGAAGGTTTCAACCATCAAAAAGAAACTAGAAGAATTAGGATATGACACATCAATGGTTCTTGTTAATACCCGTGATGAAGTATCACAACAGAGAAACATCGAACGCGGTCAACGTGGCGGTAGAACTGTACCTGAGAACATAAGAAAAGAAAAATGGGATGGTGTTCAAAAGAGCAGAACAGAATATGCAAAACTGTTTGGTGACAAATATATGGAATTTGATAATTCAGAAGATTTGAGAAGTGCTGACCTAGAAATCGTTAAGCAGAAAAAACAAGAACTTCAGAACATATTCAAAAAAGTAAAAGAGTTCACATCAAAAGCTCCTGGGAATGATGTATCAAAATTTTGGATAGCAAACGAATTAAATAAAAAAGATACTCTACCTATAGACAAAAAGGGAACACAGAGAGTTCCTTCATCAACAGAATCTGGTGCATATCAGGAAGCAATGAAGTTAGGTCTTTCATACTTGGGTTTTGGTAGATATGGAAAGAATGGTAAAGTAACACACCACTCTGTTCATAATAAATTGGTCGAAGTTGGTAAGTATAAAACACCAAAGGTTGAGATAGCCATTTCAGATTCAGGTTCAGGACTACCAAGAAAGAAAAAGCCAGTTAAAGTAAAAGAACATGTCAATACTGATTTTGATAATTTCATCAATGAAGCTGTTTCAATAACAGTGACCGGTGACAGTGCAGAGGAAGTAACTAAGACATTGAAACTGTTAAAGACAGATGTTAAAGAACACACAGGAACAACCCTATCTGATAACGGTGCACTGAATGTTCTGACGCTTGGTACAGGAATTGTCCGTGAATCAAAAGATTATCTATGCGATAAAGACGGAAAAAAGAGAAAATTTGCAATTCGTGATAATGCAGCAAAGGAAGCACATCGAAAAAATGGCGAAGTCGAGAAAAGTGGAAAATCATATTTCGTCAAATTGAAAACAAAAAAGACAATAAATGAGATTGATTATGGAACAGAAGTCGGCATGCCTATGTCTGGCTATAATAAAGAGAAAATAGATAGAAACACAGGCAAAGCTGTTTCAGAACTAACTGGTGATGAAACTGGTGCAAGTATTGGTGACCAGAAAGAGGATGAATTGAAAAAACAAGGAATTAGTCTATCATCATTCAGAACGAAAAAAGGAAACATTTCATGAAATCATTAAAACAACACATCACAGAAGGTCGTCCTTCGCAGAGACATCCATTAGAGGGACATGAGTATCACAAGAAAACTGATGCTGAATTATTATATATTGCTAAAGATGCACATAAAGCAGCAGAGGCAATGAAAAGTCATAACACAGCAGCAGAAAACAAATATCGTGACCAAGCAAACGATTCCGCAACAGTTCGCTATTTCAGACAAAAGAATGGTATGCCTGATTGGTATAAAAAGAAATATGGTCATGTGAAAGAGGAAGTTGAGCAAGTTGATGAAGCCAAACTTGTTGGTATTCTAAGACATGCAGAACACGGCAAAGCATATATTTGGCAAAAGCCTGGCGAAGGCGGTTATAACTATGAAGTTGAACATACAAAATCAAAAAAGAAAGAACAACATAATAAATCACATGAAGATGTTGTTGCTGATTTGAAAAGCCGTGGTTATAAAATGAATGAGGAAGTAAACGAAGATTGGCAAGACGTTAATCGTAAAGACAAGACTGATGGTCTGAGTCAAGCAGCGGTTAATGCATATCGCCGTGAGAATCCAGGTTCAAAGTTAAAAACTGCTGTTACTGAAAAGAAACCTACAGGTAAAAGAGCAAAGCGTAGATTATCATTTTGCAGAAGAATGGGCGGCATGAAAAAGAAATTAACATCTGCAAAGACTTCACGTGACCCAGATTCAAGAATTAACAAGGCGCTACGCCGTTGGAATTGCTGATACATGACACAGTTTAGCACACAGACAAATGAGTTCTTAAACAATAACAAGACCATCTACGAGGTGGTCATGTTAGCTGACAAGTATGGTAATGTAGCCGGTGGTACTGGCGGCACATCTGTTGATGCTTTCGGTAGACTTCGTATTTCACAACCTATCACATTATTTGATTCAAGTCATAGATACAGAGACAACGGACTCTGGGCAACATCGAATACAGCAAATACGACTATCACATTCAATACTAATCAAGGTCTTGTTGATTTATCAATGAATGTGCAGGCAAACAATGAAATAATTCGTGAAACTTACAAAGTGTTTTCATATCAGCCAGGTAAATCATTACTGATTATGTCAACCTTTGTTATGGAACCAGCTAAAACTAATCTTCGTCAACGAGTTGGCTATTATGGTGCAAACAACGGAATCTATCTTGAATTAGATGATAACACAATAAAATTTGTAGAGAGAAGTCGCGTTACAGGAACGGTAAGTGAGAATAGTGTTTCACAGAATGACTGGAATGTTGATACAATGGACGGAACTGGTCCATCAGGCATGACACTTGACATATCAAAAGCACAGATTCTTTGGATGGACATTGAATGGTTAGGTCTTGGTTCTGTAAGAACAGGATTTATTATTGATGGTCAATTTGTTTTATGTCACACATTCCATCATGCTAACATATTACAATCGACATACATAACAACAGCATCATTGCCATTGAGATATGAGATTAAAAATAAAGGTGTTGTATCAAGTAACAGCACACTAAAACAAATATGTTCAACTGTTATATCCGAAGGCGGTTATGAACTCCGTGGTTTTCAGCAGGCAGTAACAACACCAGTTTTAACACCAACAGATTTGCCAAGTTCAGGAACATATTATCCTGTAATCTCATTGAGATTGAAGCAGGCAAGTTTAGATGCTATTACAATTTTAACAGCAGTTAGTATTTTAGGTATCA